AATATTAATGCCGGGCTAGGCTCAAAAACAACGGATGTATTTAAATCATTGCCGCTACCTGTTCCATCTCCTCCTAATTGTCCGCCTTGTAAATCTGAAAGCCCACCTTGCGGCCCACCTGTCGGATCAAGTTGAAAACTAGGCTCAGTAAGTTGTGCTGTTTTAACAACATATATATTATTACTTTTGCTAGTTTTGTAAAGTATTTCAAAATATTTTACATCACGAGGCGGCCCGTACGTCGTAGTTCTTTCATCAAACTCAAGTTTAATTTTCCTAAGATGATTAAGCATGCCTTCATTTTCCGCGTCCATGCTTTCATAATTATACTTACCGGGTATAAAGGCTGGTTCTGTAAATGGTGATATTGCGGAATATTCGCCATCATTATATCTCCATCTATACGCAAATCTAGGAAACTCTCTTTTATATATAAAGTCTTTTTCTATAATAAGTAATTCCCATGGTGTTAATACATCAGGAATATTTTCTGGAACTACTATTGGGGTGAATGTTAATGTGGTAGAGCTAGCAAATTGCACGGTACCTCTTATAACATAATTTTCTTTTTGACCAGTTTCTATATCATCTATGCTAGCGCGAAGCTCAACACTTTTACCAGCATACCCCTGGGGTGTTATAACTTCATCTTCAAATGTTAATGTTTGATTGCTAAAGCTAGGAAAACCTATAGCGCCTGTAGCCGTACCTAAGCTACTAAAATTTAAAGCTTCAGTAACCATAGGTGTAATACCCGTACCTGGTAAGTTGCCATCGCCTATTAAACTACTAAATAGAGTCATTTTAGGCGCTTTTTTAGGCGACTTTTTAATAACGTTTATATCTTCTGCGGTAAATACGGTTCTATTATTTAAAATTTTAGGATTAGATAAAGTTGTTGTAGCATCTATAGTGGCTACGCTTGCGCCTGTATTTGTAGGAGAATTTTTAAATGTAGATATATTTATTCTTCTAGGCTCGTTTAAATTATCTGTAAAAAATAATAAACCGTCTATTATATTTATAGCTGTAATTGGGTTGCTTGTATTAAAGTTTAATACCTGGTTAGCTGTTGCTCTTATGTCTGCTATTATTACAGATACAATATCTGTTGCCTCATCATATTCTAAAATAGCATTCGCTGGGTTATCACTTAAAGTGCCAGTAATAAACCAATATATTTTATTATTTTGAGTATCTCTAATACCACCAATACATTGAGGAGAGGTTAATCCAAAACCAGCAGTCCATAAATCGTTGCTACTATTTCTTTTTAATTGTTGAGTATTTCCTAAAATACTTTCAATAGCTCCAACGTCCGAATCTTCCGATGTATTAACTTGTATGTTAGTCGCATCAAAATATTCTCCGTTAGGCAATAGTCTTTCGTCAAGGTCTTTATTCATTCGACCTTTTAAGAACGTACGCTTTAATTCAGGCATATTTTAGTGTTTAATCCATTTAGCTTGATTTCTCATAACCTGAGCAAGCTCTCTAATTTTAATATTTGATAAACGTATTTTAGCGTTTCTTTTTGCCGCTCGTGATTCTTTTTTATACAACGCAACCAGTCCGGCTTGCACATTGCTTCGTGTTGATAGTATCGCGTAAGCAATATGCTTATATAAAGCTTCTTCTGCAAATTTATGTATTTGCATTTCTCCGTCTGTTGCTAATCCGTCGCTAATGTATTTTAGTGTAACTATTTTACCTGCAAGATTAGAGCTAAATCTAATAACTCCGTTTACTTGATCTATATAAAAATTACCATGCGCTTGCGCTTGTTCTGGATTTATACCGTAGCGATTTCCAAATCTATATAAATTAAATATATCAGTGTCTGTTAAATCTGTAGCGCTACTTGTATCAGCATGAGGTGCAGCTTTAAACTTATCTAAAGTTTGTGAATTAGTTTTAAAATCAATTTCATTTGCAGCAAATTGATAACTTCCGTCTGCGTTTTGTTTTGGTGCTGTAGGATTAGAAGTAAAACTAGTAGGATATATAAAGTTTTCTATACCGTTATTATCAGTAAATGTTAATGTAACATAATTTACATAATCTTGCGGTAAAGTAAAAGCTAAAGTATCAGGTAAATCTATTTCTATAGATTTAGTAGAAGGTAAAGTATCAAAGTTAAGTTCTTGTATACCGCGTTTTGCATGAAACAATACATCGGTTTTACTTATTTTACTTATAATTTTACTTTCACCTACATAAGCAATAATAAAATTATTTACAATATCGTTTAATGAAGTAAACTGGTAATTACCATAATTACTAGCATCTCCATAATAAGTTTGTCCAGTTTGTGTTAATAATCCCATTTATTATGCTTTTTCTTGTTGAATACCTTGTACGTCTTTTTGAGCTGCATATTGAGCAATATCACTCTGTTTAGTTGAAACGCCTGCTAGCTCTAGTATTTTAATAACTAATTCTGTTTCTTCAGAAGCATGTAAATCAAAATTTACGGAACTAGAAGAATTATATAAGCTTACCCCATTAACAACGCCTCCAGCCCATTCTACAGCTGTTGGTGTGGCTATAAGATTACAAGTTACACCGCTAGTTATTGTAGTAGGATAAACTTGTATAGACTTTTCTCTAGTGGCAGCAGTAGTACCGCTTGAAGTATTTATATAAACAGGATTAGATACCGTTGGTGATGTTAACGGTGAATTAAGAATACTATATATTTTGTTTTGTTTGATTTTATCAATTTTAACATAAGTACCGCTATTGTTAAAAAACAAATCACCCATTCTATAATAATCAGGCAATGTGCCAACGCCGCCACTAGACATAGTTACGTCTTGATTAAACTTTTCAAATATATCTATTTTTTCTTCTAATATTTTAACCATGTCTGCGTGCACAGTACTATTACCTGGTAATCTAATAAACTGATTAAGGTCATAAAAATATTGCTCAAATATATCCATTTGTGCTTGATTAGCAAATATATTAAATTCTTGCGGAGTAATATAACCTCGCTGCTCTTTATTAGATATTGCTAATACTCTTGTATAAACAGTATTTACGTTTACGCTCATAGTTATTTTTTATTATATAGTAATTAGGCCCCTGAATAAGGAGCCTAACTACTAATTGACTTATAGTCGTTTTTCAATATTATTCAGTACCTCCATACCTTCATCTGTTTTGAAGTATGCAGCAAGTGCTGAATAAGGGTGTTCATCAAAAGGAACTGTCATTAGCTTTCTGCCCGTATTAGCATAGCTAAACGTTCTATTATCTTTTGATAAATTTATAAGACCAGCTTCTGTCGCTCGAATACCTATATTACGCAAATGTACATTATCGTCATTCGCTAGTTCTATGAACAAATAAGGATTATTACGTGCAAATACAAGCAAATCACGTTTAAGCTCCTTAGAACTCATCGTAGATACCGCAGATCCGATTTCTACACGTAATATAGCCTCAGCTTGATCAATATCCATTTCTGTAGCCATGTTCATTGCTTGCAATTCAAACTCTATGCTTTGAACTTGGTTTTCTGCAATTACTTCTGGTTTATATTCTTTAATTATTCCGTTTTTTGTAGCCGGATGATATAAAGATAATAGCTTTTGTAAAACAACATTTTCTTTTGGCACATCAAGTATACCATTTCTAAATACAATACGGCCTAATGTAACCGGCCCTTCTTGCTCGTCTACAAAACAAGATTGTTGATTTGTAGCGTATCTTAATTCTCTATTATAACCTTTTTCTTCGTCAAACCAAAGTAAAGATACATTTTTAGAGTGCCTAGTTGGCAAAGTATAAATTAAAGGCTTTCTAAGAGAAGTTAATTCATAAAGCCTATTTTTATGTTCCCATTTAGGTTTAGCAGGCATTGAAGGCATCGGAGGGGTTGCATACGTTTCTTCTCTAAAATTTACAGTAGGCGCTTCTGCAACTATTGTTTCTTGTACAGGCGTTTGTTTTTTAACCGGTGCCTTTTTAGCCGGTGTTTTTTTAGCTGTTGCCATGATATAATATAATTAAATAAATAAATAATGCCTCCGGCCGAAACCGGAGACAATATAAAAAATGTATTATGCTTTCAATAATACGAAGTTGTTAGCCGCTTGACAAACTAAAGCTCTTTCTGATAAGAAGTGAACTTTCATTTGATCTTCAGCACTAGTAAAGTTGCCACCAACTGAACCAGTTACCCAAGACTTCATACGACGATCTTCAGTAGCTGTAGCACGGTAACGTACGTGTAAGAACGGACGTGTTACGTTTCTACCTAAAAGCTCATCATAAACTGAAGAAGTACCTGCAGGAATAAACACACCCTGAATAATGTCATTAAGACCACGAGTGGTTGAATCGTTTAAGTATTTCCAGTCAGACTTGTAGAAGTCATAAGAACCACGACGGAAACCTGAGAAACCTAAGTTTAATGCAATATCTTCGTCGTTTTCAAATACACCATAAGATGTACCGCCTACTCCATAAGAATTTTGAGTAGCAAGCATGTTGTCTATTTCTAAAGATTTAGCACGATTTAAGAACATCATGTTTTCTTCAATAGAACCTTGCTTATCTAATTCTTTTAGAATATCATCAAAGTCAGTAGTTAGACCACCTGCACCGTCAAAGTCAGTACCTGTAAATACGATACCTCTGTCTTCGATTGCTGCAAACAAACCTTCTGAACCACCTAACTCAACGCCAGCACCAGTAATACCAGCGTGGGTAGCAGTTTCAGACTCAATCATTGCCATTTCTAGTTGGTCTTCAAAACGCATACGCGCTTCGTGCTCAGACTTTAAGTACCAAAGGTAACCACCAGCACCGTTTTCTGTAGAAACTTCTACCCAACCAATTTGAGCTACATCAGATCCGTCAATAACATACTTATCACGAAGAATGATAGGCTTATTGTCAAATGTGTTTACTTTAGCTTCGATAGAATTTCCAGACTCGCCAGAACCTTTTGCAAATTCAGAACCAAATACAAATACAGAACATCCAGTAGTACCATCAGCTCCAACACTTGTTAAATCTTCTGCAGTATAAGGCTCTACGTGAATATCAGTATTTGTACTAGCTTGTCCCATTACACGACACTTAAGTTCGTTACTTCCTTTAGAAAGTATAATAGTCATACCTGTTGTAAAGAAGTCACGGTTAGCCTGGCTAGCAAAACGCAAAGTACCACCATTGTGTGTTACACTGTTAATTACAGCGCCACCGTCAGCATCTTCAATTTCTACATCAGTAAAAGAAATGTGCAAACGTCCTTGTTCAGCCCAAATAACGCGGTCTGAAGCCATTGGCATTTCTGCACCTACCATACGTAGGAATCCTGTTACTGTACGCTTACCGAAACGCTCTACTTCTTTTTCAAGAACCTCTGGTAATTCGTGAATACCAAAGTTCATTTCGCTAAGATTTAAATAATTGTCACCTGAAACTGTTTGTTCAGGACGCGGAAGAATTCCGCTTGGGAAGTTAGTTCCCGTTACTTGTGTTGCCATTTTTAATTATGTTTAAATGGATTATTTTTTAAAACGTGTTTTTAGCTTAGAGCTGTCTTCACCAGGCGTGACAACACGCATAGACCAACCATTTTTTAATGTAGTTTTATCATGGGCCCCTCTCGGATCCATTTGTACATTTTTAGATTTTGCCACACTATTTTTTAAAGCATCAGCTTTGCCTTGCTCATAAAAATGTTGCGCTACCTGATCTGCATTCATAGCTGTAAACAATGATTTATGATAACCCTTAGCATCTGACATTTCTCCTCTTTCATTCAAGAACTTCTTGATAAAGTTGTTAATGTCGCCTTGAGTTTCTTTAATCGCGCTAGCGTTTTTAACTTTAAACCTGTACTTTTTGTCTCCAACTGAATAATCGAAACCTTCGAACTTATCTGTGAAAACTTTACTTGTTTCTTGCTTAAAACGATTTAGCTGTCTTTCGGCTACTTTAGCAGACTCTTCGCTTTCTTTTGTATAGCGATTGAAAAAATCTACCGCTTTTTTCTGTTCTGGATTTAAGCGTGATCCCGCTTTAATCTGATCGTAATATTTATTTTTAAGACCATCTAAATGATCTTTAGCTTTTGATAATGTTTGTTTACGCTCTAACTTTTTACGTCTTATTTCGCGCTCATCGTCAACGTCTTCATCGTATGAAAACTTATCTTCCATAAGAAAACTTATGTCTTCAGGATCTAAACCAGGATTAGTGTTTTGGTAATATTCACGTAATAACTGGTCTTCGTTTAAAGATGCGTAATCTGTATTTAATTTTACATAATCTTCTAAAGTACCACCCGTTTCATTCATAAAGTCTACAACTTTTTGAATATTTTCAGGTAGCTCTACTCCAGCTTCTTTAGCTTCTTCAATTGCTTCTTCAACTTCTTCTTGAAGCTCTTCAACAACTTCTTCAACTACTTCGTCGGTTATTTCCTGTAGTACAGGTTGTTCTTCTTGTTCTACCGCTTGCTCTTCAACAACATCTTGATTGCTGATACTTTCTCCGGCAGTTTTTTCATTTGTCTCCTGCTCGTTTCCCTCTCGAACTCCTTCGCTAGTTTCGGATTCGTCGCGTACAGGAACCTCATCTGTGCTTTGCTCTTGAACGGCATCTTGTGTATAATCAATTTTTACAGTACCGTCCTCTTTAACCGATACTTTTGGTTCAGTATTCTCACTCATGATAAAATATTATATAATTATATATTGTTATTATTACTTAGGTTACAAACTACCTAAACCACCGCTTGACAATATGTCACCTTGTGTTGTTTCAAAGTTTTGCGGTGGGCTATTTTCTTTTCTTTGTCTTATAAGCTCGCTTTGTTGCGTAGCTTGTATTTTTGTTCTTTCGTCTTTACGATCTTCTTTTTCAGTAATTTTTTGTTTAGCTGAATCTACCTCTATACCTTTAAGCTGCATGTTGTATTGGAACTCTAAAGCCATTAGCTCTTTTTTGGTTTCAAAATCAGCTGCCATTTTTTGCGCTTCAAGTTGTGCCTTTAATTGTTCCATTTGAACATTAATCTGTAAGTTAGCTTGATTCTTCCGTATTTCAGCTTGTGCCGCCACTTGCTGTGATTGTGCATTAGATTGAGCTTGAACTTGTATATTTTGTTGCTGCATTGCTTGATCGCGCTCTAACTTTTTACGTCTACGTAATTTAAGAACTTGATTAGCTAACTTTACATTTTTAACTTCTCTGATATCTATAGCATCGTCTAAATCAATTAAGCCTGCTGATAATGCTGTTTGTATATTGTTTTCTAATCTGCCTTTTTCTTCATCGTCAGGAGACAATTCTAATGTTATCCCGAAATCATGCAAATACAATTCAGACAGCTCTTCTAATATACCCACATTAAATCCACCTATTTTTTGTATAAGCGCTTCTTTAGACGGGCTATATTCTAATATATCAGATATTCTTAATGATAAGTTTTCTGCTAAATCAGATGTTAAAAATAATCCCGAATCAAGTATATGTCTAGTTGCGGTGTTTGAATTTGCAGCCGCTAATTTTTGTACACCAACTAAAGCTCTTGCGTCAGGCGTTGAGCCGTCTCTAGCCTCATTTAATCCAGTTACGTCTCTTATCATCTGCAAGTAATAATTATATGTAGTAATAAGAGTTTGCAATTTAGCGCTACCTGCACCTGTTTGTAACGGTTGAATTGGCACTTTACCTGGATTAGGGTCGCCATCCTGTGTAAACGAACGGCCAATAACAGAACCTGTTTGGAAAAACATATTAAGCGCCTCTTGCGGGTTATAATTAGTTCCGTTACCTAAATCTATTTCAGCCAGCCCGTCTGCATCAAGATAAACACCGTCAGGAATCATTTTTTGCAATACTTGCTGTATTTTCAAATGTGTAAGCTGAATCATATCAGCAAAACCAGTACATCTACTTACTAAAGATTCTATTTTACCTTTATACATTCTAGGAGCTACAATGCTATAGTTCATTTTAACTTTAGTATTGTCGCTTTTAGGTCTTATCATATTTTTGCAAAGCTCCCATCTTAAAAGCATATCGGTTCCAACGACCATTGCTCCATCATAAAGAACCTCTATAGATCTTGATAATTTACCAAACTCTTCGCTATCTGATGGCGGATTATATGCATCATCTCGCTCTATAGCTTTATCTGCACCGCTAGAAGTCTTTTTAGTTTTATAAACTTCATTCATATAAGTTTTATAATTAAAATATAAAACCTGTACAGTGTTTTCGTCTTTTTCTCTAGAGTCTATATAATTTCTAGTATTACCCATTCTATTATAGCTACTACTAGAATATGTTATCTTTTTTAAATCATCATTTGTTAAATGTGGAAACTGCTTTTTTAGTTCGTTTACCGGAATATATTTTACTTCGCCAACATAATATATGTCTTCGAAGTATGGAGATTCACAATAAGAATATACAATACTAGCGGGATCTACATATTCAACAACTACACCTTGCTCTGTAGAAAAATAATTTCTAACCGCGCCAATTCCTATGGTTGCTAAATCATAATAAAATTGTCTTTTAATTAAATCATAATTATTACCGTCAAGTAATGTATTAATTGCAGTTTCTTCAGCCAGCTCTATTCCTTGCTTATATGATAGTTGCATATGTAGCTCTAATTCTTCTCTAGAATCAGGAAGCGTTTCTGGATCGTTTTGATAAATATTAAGATTAAAAGCACCTTGAACATAATCATTAAATTCTCTTGTTTGCATATCGCGAACAATAGATTCCATATATTCTGTTCTTTTAGTTATACCAAAAGCATCTTGCGAAAAAGCTTTAATATCAAATGATCTATCCGCAATACCGTTAACAACGATATCAACAAACTTAGATAATATAGGTACAGGCTTCCAATCTAAATTTAAATAAGATAAATCGCCGTTAATAGATAATTCATCTTTATATTTTTGTATAGCTTGCTCTCCGCGGGCATACAATCTTAAATTATGAAATGTATTTTGATTACTTTTATATCTTGATGAGCCTTGGTCATTAGTAAACCATTCTTGCTGAATAGCTCTACCAACCTCCATGCCGTATTTATCAGACATTTTCTCAGCGTCACTAACAACTTGGCTTGGAAAGTAATTTTGATAACCCATATTATTATTTTATTATTTTTGAAATAGATCCTTTTTGATCGTATTTAGCCATGCTAAAACTTAATTTTGTTTTTTCTTGTTTAGCAACGGGTCTATATAAATCTTTATGGCAAGCCATTATTGCAAGCCCGGAGCTAATTGACGCATCATATTTAGTTCTATTGTTTATATCAAACTTAGACCAATCATTAAGCGTATTGTTAAAAAACATAGTACCATATTCGCCCTCGGCTATTAAGCCAACATGGTCGTTAATGTACATTTCGATTGCGGCAGCATGTGCTTGTTTCATATCCATACTAGAGTTTGGCACACCGCCTATTTCTTTTTCAGTTATGGAAAGCTTGTTCCATAATCTGTCAGGTCGGTTCATCGAATAACCTCTGTATCCTCTTCTTTTAAAATGATACAATAACCTAGGTTTGTTATTCTCAGCAAGTATTGGCATTCCATAAAACACGCACGCCATTAGTACGTCTTCGAAAAATATCTCTGCTGTTTGAGGCCTAGCTATATATTCTAAAAAGAATGAGCTAGGTGGTGCATCTTCTATTGTGAACTTAGTAAGTCCGTGTAATGCGCCTTTAGAGCCCTTGCCATCAGTCGTTCCTGAAATATCGTAACTATCACAGCCAAATGCGCCTATATGCTCATTAGCCGGATATTTAATACCATTTTTAACAATACATTTGTTTTGTAAATGTTCTCCGGGAATCCATGATATATTAAATCTACCCTGAGGACTTGGCATAAATATAACCGAAGTGTCTTTTATACCGTTAACCCATTGAAAATTACCTTGTGTTATAATATTACTATTACGCAAATCTTGGTTATAATCAATTTGTTCGTATATTTTTGTTAAATTAAATATACTATTTTTAGTTTCATCCCTAAATGCATGATCTTCTGTGCGCGGGAACTGTCTATAATATTCATTTAAAGCATCTTGATCTTGTCTAAGACCTTCAACTTCATTTTCCCAATAATCTATAACCCCTTGCTCAATAACATCACCTAGTGGGTCTACTGTTTTTTGTTTAGGATTATAAAATACCGGTTGACCATATTCATCTATAAAACCTTCATAGTTCCATTCCATAGGTATAAACAAAGAATATAAACCAGACTTTGTTTGTCCGTTAGAATTACGCTTAGTTACGTTTGAATCGTTATATAACTTTTTAAAATTATCCCCGCCTTTGTCTAAAGCATTTGATGTTGAGCCCATCATGCACTTACCTATAATACGTGCACCAAGTCTTAACGTTGTTTTGGTAACCCGCCAGTTATTGAGGATGTTATCCGGTCTTTCCCATTTACCACTTTCGTCATGGACAAGCAACTTAAGCTTTTCGCCATCGTAAGAGTTGTCGCCAGTGTTTTTCCAGTCAATTGTTGTATCAAGTCCTTCAAGTTCTATCTGCTTTTCTTGT